TGCGGGTACAGCAACTTCCATGTATACGCCGACAAGAGAGTTCCAACCTTCTCGTGAAGAACCCCATAAGCGGTCAATGCGAACATAAGCATTAGGAATAGTTAAGCCGTTAAAATTGTAGTTTGTTTGAATTGCCATTTTGTTTTCCTATTTTAAATTATTGTTTGTTAGACGCAATACTATACAGAAGTTAGGGTTTCCCAAGTTGTTGCCCCACCTACACGAAGTTTATTTAGTGTAGTGTCAAAATATATTGCACCTTTTACGTAATCTGGGGCTGATGCTGCTTGTTGTGGCTTGATTAGACCGCCAACAGCCAAAGTGCCACTTACTTTTGCATTACCTGTTACATCTAGTTTTTCTGTTGGTGATGCAGTCCCGATACCGACATTACCACCGCTAGTAAACGTAGCTACGGTAAGTTGTGAATTACCTAAAGATGCTTGTATATCTACATTCGCTGAGCGTACTGCTGTAGCTGGGTCAACCCAATAGTTTCTAATACCCCCTGTACCTATATCATTTCCTCCAGCATCCCTTAATACAAATTGACTATGTAGTCCAAATCCAGCCGCAACACCAACTACAGTATTAATTAATGATAATTGTTGTATGGTTGTTATAGCGTTTATTGATGCGGTAGATTCTTGTACAGTAAATTTAGTATTCCAAGCGTTTGGAATTACCCCAATACCTACTTTACCTCCTGACACTACACTCATAGATATAGCAGAGCCACCAGCCCTGAAATGCATTGCTGTGCCCATTTCAATAGAAGTGTCGTTGACTTTTCCGTAAGTACCCGTTGCCACATTCAATAAATAGTTAGCTGCATTTACACCCCCAGCTGCATTTACACCACCATTCACCTGCAACTTATTTACACCATCGTCTGTTGTTTTGCCTATTAAGACATTACCACGTGAAGTTAGAGTCATGTGTTGTGTGGGTGATGTTGCCACAGCCCCAGAACCCTTTGTCCAAAAAGTCATGTCGGTAGAATAATCAAGAGCTGAGCTACTTCTATAAACCCGAATTGATGCCGTACCATTATCCGAGCCAATTCTAAAGTTCAAGCCAGCGTATCGTGTGTTATCTCCACCAGTATCAGTAGTGTTATGAATCAAAGCATCGACACCAGCAGATGGAGCCGACGAAACAACAGCCATACCATCGGCAGTTATATTTCCCTCTACTTGTAACTTATTAGCCCCATCGTCTGTTGTTTTATTAATTAACAAATTACCCTTAGAGGTTAACTTCATTGCTTGTGTAAAAGTAACAGGAGTCCCTATAGTGCCTGTCGCAGCACTGCTCCAAATGTGGTTACCTTGAAGCATTTGATAAGTAGCCGCACCAAATGAACTAGCATATTTCCAAGCACCATCATAGTAAGTATTTTCTGTGATGGACAGATTAGCGGGACTATTACCCCAGAGAGCACTACCAGAATTACCTATTTCTAAAACCTTTCCAATACTCCAAACATTGGGAGTAACTCCGACACCAACATTACCAACATCATCAACAACAACCAAGCTATCCTGTACTTCACCTGTAGTACCGTTAAACCTAACTAAGGCATTATCTGTTGAGGTTACCTTAGCAACCTTCCCATCAACATAACTTTTAGAAGCCCCATCAGTAGTATTCACTGGGGTTGCCACGTTAGTTATAGTTTGTCCATTATTGTCCAAACCATTTTTTACCACAAATCTTTTACTTGTCATAATTCACTCTCCTTAGACAATAATTAATGTACCGATTACCTTAATTGCGGTGACGGCATTGGTTGGTGTTGCTAAAAGTCTTATATTACCTGATAAAATGTCAGCATCCAAAGTTAATAAGCTAACCCCTGTGAAAATTGAACTATATTCAGTCAAACTTACACTAGCACCATCATGAATCAATAACAATTCTGCTGTATGGTAAGAACTTCCTGAAGTTACACTAACAAGCAGTTTAGCTGTACGATAAGTTGCAGCAGGGATAGAAGCAATAACTTGATTGGCTGTGGTAGCTGAAGTGGTTAAGGTATAACTTGTAATAGTACCATAATCTAAGGTAGCTATTTTACTTCCCGCCGTGACCCTGCCTTTTGCATCAACAGTAACACTGGAATAAGTACCAACCGTAACACCTGAGTTAGCTAAAGTTAAAGCAATACCTGTAGTACCTGTACCTGTAGCATCACCTGTTACTGAAATACTTTGGTTAGCTGTTAGGTAAGTGTTTGAATCAAAAGAAGCTACACCATTTGTCAGTTTAACCAAACCAGTTGAAGCTGATGATAAACCCGCAACAGATGTCAAATTAGCATTCGAACTTTGTGCATCTGTAATACCATAACCCGCTAAAGTGGTTGGATTAGTACCTGCTGTAACTAAACCTTTAGCATTTACAGTAACTGATTTATATGTCCCCGCAGTAGCTACAGTTGCTAAAGTACCCGCAGCAGTAACATTGGCTGAACCGTCAAAAGACACACTCCAAACTACATCACCTGACATTGCTACAGTTCTAGCAGTAGCTAATTTAGTTGCAGTATCCGCATTACCCGCAACAGGGCTAACTTCAATATAAACAGTACCTGACCAACGATAGATTTTATTTGTTGTCAAGTCAACATAAATAATACCTGCTGAACCTGAAGCTGGGAAAGAAGCTAAAGCAGCATATTCAACAACATCATCAACATAAGAAGGTAAGTAAGCAGCAGCAACTTTACTATCAGAACCTAAAGGACAAACACCATTAGCAGCCCCAATTGTACTTGAAGCAATTCTAGCTGTTGCATCAATCGCATTAATAGTAATTGCAGATGAACCATCAAAACTTACTCCATTAATAGCTCTAGGTGTTTGTAAAACAGTTGCAGAACCCGCATTACCCGTAATTGTAGTTTGGTCACCTGTGTTACTGCCACTCAGTGTAGTAATACCTAACTTAGTTTTGATGGTAGCGGAAGTTTCATCACCTGTGTTAGTACCAGAAATACCCGCTAATTTAGTTTGTTCTGCGGAAGTATAATCTTGTGTTGACAAGCCTTTACCCGCAACAACATCTACTTTTAAAGCAAGTGCAGCATCAACATAAGTTTTGTTTGTTGCATCAGTAGTGTTAACAGGGGTATCAACATTAATAATTGTCTTGCTATTATTATTAATACCGTTTTTTGCGGTAAATCTAACGTAATTTGTAGCCATTTTAGTTTCCTATAAACGTTTTTACTGCGGTTATTGTAGTTGTTACTTCAAAAGTCGTACCATAAAATTTAAGAAAACCATCAGTAATATCACAACTTAAGTCAATCAGATTGGTTAAAGTATACAATGTACTTTCTTCATTCATACTTGCAGAAACCCCATCATGTATAATTGTAATGTAAGTAGAATGTCTTTGATTACCTGATTGAGCTTGTATAAGATATGTAACTGTACCAACTGAAGCAATAGGTAAGTTATCTAACAAAACTGTACTAGGTGTATAAACAATAGTCCTAAAATCACTAATACTACTTTTAGTTAAATTCAGGTTAACATTTGTAGAAATTAAACTTAAAATGTCTAAGTTAGTTTGGTAGTTTAAATCATTAGTTAGTTGACTTACTGCTGTGGGTAAAGTAGGTAAATTACTTAAATCAGTGTAACTACCTGATTTAGCTACATTAGATAGAGAAGAATCATTAGTTTTTGAAGCTAACATGGTTACAATTTCTTGATAATCATGTCCATCAAGTAAATCAGCATCTAAACCTGAACCTGTACCATCAACTGTAATTAATTTATTTAAAAGTTCTGTTGGTGAAATACCGTCAATTGCTGCCTGAACAGTACCATAACCATAAGTACAGACTAAGAAATGTCCGTTAAAGTTCTGTGAGCCAATTGAAACTGTGTGGTTTGTAACATTAGGATTATCTAAAGTAACTAACAGTTCATTGGATGTATTTATCACATAAGCATTCCAAATCAAATTACTTTGTGGGGAATGTTCTAAAACAGCTTCACCATTAACAATTTGTTTTGTTTCGGTAACAAACAACAAGTCATCTTTGTTTTCTTTCCAAGTAAGTATCCATTTACTTTTCGAAGCACTCCATTCATAACCCGCAGACCCGCCACCAACAAACATATCAGCTACAGCATCTAACACAGTTACTTGCATACCGTCAAACTTATTTACAATAGCATTTCTATCAGCTATCGTGCCAACTTCTTTATCCCCATCATTAGATATAATAATTGCCATAACTTTCCTTACATAAAGGTAGATATGTGGGGCAGGTTATACCCCACATAAAGAACTAATTAAGCATTTACATAAAGGTATTGAATGGCGACAGAGAAACCGTCCCACTGACCAGAAGTATCAACAGAAATAATGTAAGTTTTGCCTGAAGCATCAGAACTATCAATGAAAACAGGAGCATCATAAGCTACACCTGAACCATCAACATAACGAACAGTACCAAAGTTCATAATGCCGTTAATACCAGCTTTAGGAGCTTTTGATAAAACAATTTTGTTAGCAGAAACAATAAGAGTTTCTAATTTAGGTAATGAACCACCTTGAGTAGCAGCATTATCAGCATAAGCTTTTAAAGCAATATCAAGTGCAGAGTCAGCAGCGATACGTGCAGCAACTTCAGTAGATAAACCAGCACTTAAAACAGCTTCAGCCGCAACTGCACGACTAACTTCACTTGCTAAATCTGTGCGTAAAACTAACTCAGCAGCTTCAGCACGGTTAACTTCAGTAGTTAAAGCACTTGAAGCAGAAGTAGCTAAAGAAGTAATAGCACCGTTTAAGGTACTGTCAGCAGCTTGGAAAGCAGCAACAACTTCAGTTAAAGAATCAAGAGCAGCACCATCAACGTTAGACAATACGTTGTTGATTTGAGTTTGTAAACCAGCATCACCTGCAATACGAGCAGCTTCTTCAGTATTAACGTCAGCAATACGAGCAGAAACTTCAGCAGACAAGTTGTTAGTTAACAACAGTTCAGCAGCACGGGCAGTTGAAGCTTCAGCAGCTAGATTGTTTGTCAAAACTAACTCAGCAGCACGAGCAGCAGCAGCTTCTGTAGCTAAGTTATTGGTTAAAACCAATTCAGCAGCTTCAGCACGAGCTAACTCAGTTGCATCAGCAGCATATAAAGAAGTTAAATCAGCATTCAAACCAGCAATGCTACTTTTAGAACGTGTAATTAAAGCCATTTGTATCTCCAAAAAATTTATAAGTTTTCTAAATCGGTTTTACTTAGTCCGACAACTGATAGCAGATATTCTCTGGTGATTTATCTCTCTAATTATTTTTTTAACTGTTGAAAATGTAGTTTTTAAAGGTTGATACTCTAAAAGTAATTTTTTATACTCTTCTTTAGACAGGTTTGTTATATATAACTTACTATTCTCTAACCTGTAATTGTAACCTTTAGAAATTACCCATGAAGCAAAGTAAAAATCTCTTATACGCATAATTAAGTTAAGTATGATACAACACCTAAACCTTCTACCAACTCTGATTCATTTAAAACAGCATAGAATAAACCGTCTAACTCTAATAGAGTTAAGTCATCGTACTCTAACACACCTTCTGTACCGTACACAATACATAAATTAAATAAAAAGTCACCTTTTGGTCGTGAAGGTAGAAGTATTTTGTTATTTATTATTTCTGTTCTAGTTATTGTGACTAATTGTAAATTATCTAACTTTTGTTTATCAGTTGCGGATAATAAACCCGCAAAATCTTGGTTAGCTAAATTACCTGACAGGTGGTCAAATTCGTCCAAGTATACACTTTTTTCACTTGGGTAAGTGATAAAAACATGCTTACTTCCTTGTATAAATTCAACAAGGTTATCATTATTTGATGAAGAAAATACTTCAATTCTTTCTAAAGCATTTTGAATGCTCTTATATTTACCTAGACCTATCTCCCAATAAGTACCTAACTGACTTTCTATTGCATAATAACATAAATCATTATTACTTAGTTTAGACGAGAAAGGTAGGAAATTGTCAACTGCACCTAGTAAATTTACTCTACCTATCCCTTCTACTTGTGTTACTTCTTTAACTCGGTTAGCTAGTTTAAGTGACATAGGTAAATACTACAAAACATTTAAGAAAGTTTTATTATATTATGAGAAGTCATCCATGTAAATACTCCAACTGCAATAATACCTACTAACCAAAAAAACTTAGTTATAATAGTTTCACCAACTTCTTTATAGAAACTATTTCTAGCTTCTTCAACAGCTTTTTTAGCAATAATTATAATTTGTTCCTCAGATAGTTCATATCTGTTAAACTGAGGGCATTGTGTAAAAATAACTGGATTATCTTCTTGACTAGACATCTTATTCACCTTAATATAGATTAGGTTAAGTATATAAAACAGAAAATAGCTAAATAAGTTATTTTCCTCTCTAGTTTAAAACATAAACAAGTTTGAAGCAAGTAAATAAAAATTTAGTTTACAAGGATAAAAAATGTTAGCTGAAGAAATGATGGATACATCACAAAACATTATAAATATACATTCAAAAGTAAGTCCTATAGTTTTAGCTAATTTACTTGGTTGTAATGTATCTTTAATATACCAACACAGTCAGTTAGGTAGATTACCTATAGATTTTACTGAACATACTTATTTAGAATGTCTACACATGTATATAGGTTACTATAAAAAAAGTGTGGAACTTAAAGTAGTTAAGGAAAGAAACGAACAAGAATTAAGATTAGCTAAAGCAGCAGAAGAAAGTAGGTTAAAAGAAGAAAAAGATAGGGCTAGGATTGAAGCAGAAAGACAAAAGGAAGCTAATAAAACAAAAAGAAGGACTTTTAATGCGGGTGACGGTGATGATGGTGATGATGGTTTACATCCTTTAATTGCGGCAAAAATGAAACAGGACATCAGGATTGGTAAAGCTAAAGAAGGGCAATTACTTTTAAGGAACATGATAGACAGGGGAGAATATATCTCAATGCGTGAAGTCTATGAACTTTTAGAACCTTTCCTACAGGCTATAAAAAATAATTTAGTAAGTATTTCCTCTGATATACCTGAAGTACAAGAACAAATAGACCAAAACATGAGTAATCTATATAATCTTGGTGTGACTATTGCTGATAAAGCCGCTGAAGATGGTAAATTAATTGTACAGAAAATATTGAACACTGAATTAAACATTGCTGATATAACTTTATAACCTTATGTTTACAGAAACAGATTCAAACATAGCCGAAAGACTTTTTTTAGGTAACTTACTTAAACTATTTAAACAACCTATAAGGATAGGTACTTTAAAATGGGCTGAAACTTACAGAATAATGACTAGCACAGAATCCGCTATTGTAGGTAGGTTTAGTAACAAACCAACACCTTACATGGAATTTGTATATGATTGTGCGGATAATACATCAATTCCTGTAATAGTTGCGGTTAAATCCGCTCAAATAGGTTGGTCAGAAGCAAGCAATAACATTATCGGTAAATGGATAGTTTCAGACCCATCAAAGATAATTATGGCATTTCCTAGACTAGCTTCAGCAAGAAACTACTCAAGAGAAAAGATAAAACCTTTTTTCTCTGGTACTAAAGTTTTGCGGGATTTAATAAATCAAAACGTAGCTAAAGAAAGTTTTAACTACTTTGAGTTTCCTAATGGCTTCTTAAAGTTAATTACAGCAGGTTCTGTGGGTGAGATGAAGTCCTCCTCCATACCTAGAATTATTATTGAAGAGCCTGATGACTTAAAATCTGATGTAAATGGTCAAGGTGATAGTTTAGATATTGTAATTGAAAGGCAAAAAACCATACCAACAGTTAGAAAGAAATTAATTTATGGTGGTACACCAACTGATAAAGATTTTAGTAAAGTAGAAGATGCTTATAAAAAGTCAAATCAAATGGTGTTTAAAGCAGAATGTCATCATTGTGGTGGTTTACATGAATTAAGCTTTAATAACCTGTTTGAAGATGATTACCCAGATAGATACATTGACGAGATTTACGGTACAAAAAACCCTGAGTCTGCTTACTATCTTTGTCCTTTATGTGAAAAACATTGGACTTTTGAAGAGAAAAAACAAAGTATAGTTAATGGTTTAAAACATGGTAACAAAGGTTGGCATATAACAAAACCTGAGATAACCGATATTTATGGTTTCGCTTTCAATGAATTACTTTCGTCCTTCCCCGCTTCAAGCTATAAAGAGTTAAGTAAGAAAAGAATTTTAGCAGGCTTAGAGTTAGCTAAAGGTAATGAAGGCAAGATGAAGTCCTTTGTAAACAATAACATGGGTAAAGCTTATGCTAGTGGTAGTTCAGCGTTAGAAGCAGAGGAAATGAAACTGCTTAGAAGCAATTACCCTGAACATATTGTACCAATGGAGGGTTTAGTTTTAACTGCTGGTATAGATGTTCAAGATAATCGTTTTGCTGTAGTTATTCGTGCTTGGGGAAGAAACAACAACTCATGGTTAGTTAGTTGGTTTGAGATTTTTGGTGATGTAAAAAACCAAGATGATTATATTTGGAAAGAGTTAGCGGATAAAACTGTTTTTGCGGAAATACCTCACATAACAGGTAAAAAACTGCGGGTTGCTGCGGTTTCTATAGATTCAGGGGATAACACAGAGTTGGTTTATAAATGGGTTTTAGAAATGAACCAATATAACCCGCAAGTATTCGCAACTAAAGGTGTAAAAGATTTGCGGTTTTCTGATGATGAAATATATCGTGAACCTGCTAACCTAGAGTTTAACGTAACAAAACAATATAGAAAGAGTATGGCTGAGACTATGGGGGTATCTTTATTCCTTCTAGGCGCACATAAAGCACACAATGAAATATTAAACCGTGTTATTTTAAACAACAATAAAGAAGCTAGAAGTAACATATATTATTTTAACCAACAAAGTTACGGTATGTATGAAGAACAGATGACTTCATGTAGACGTATTGTTGATGCAAATTCAGGGTATAATAAAGCAGTTTATAAACTTATTGCGGGCAAACGTAAAGAAGCTATTGATGCTGAGAAGAATGCTTTACATGCTAGTTATGCTATAGGGTTAAGAAACTATGGTTACGAGAATTGGAAAGCTATTGAAGATTACTTATATAATGATAGATAAATTAGGATAAGATAATGATTTTACCTTTAGAAGAAGCTAAAACACAGTTAACCACTGTAAATGCCGCAATACAAAACTTAATTGAGGGTAAGAGAATTTCTGAATTAAGGGTGGGTTCAGGGGGCTTTCAACGTCTTTTACGTTATCAGGAAATAACCATAGATTCTTTAAGGGAAATTCAAAAAGAACTTTTAGTCTTAATTGACAGTTATGAGCCTACTAAACCCAAATTCAGAACTAATGCCCACATACCTATGATTGTAACAAAGGATATATATTAATGACTCAGTTTTATGACCCTTATGGGAACTATATCTATGACCCTGTAGAGCAAAGAGCTTTTGAAGGTTCTAGCACAAATTACAGAAATGCTCAAAGAACTTTACTTTCAGGTGAAGCTGATACTTTAGCCGCTAGGGAAATACTAGCCTTACAGATGAGGTCTGAACATGCTGTAAGAAATAACGGGTATGCTAAGACAGCTTTAACAAAGTATATAACTTCAATGGGTTCGGTTAAAGTAAATTGGAAAGATGGTAAAAATAAAGTACATACTCAGATGCAAGATTATTGGGATGAGTTTGCAGAAAACCCTAACCTAGATGGGTATGGTACTTTATGTAATACTGAAAGTGTGTGGCACTCTTCTGTGTTTGTTACAGGAAGTGCTTTTACCCGCATGGTTATACGGAAACAAGGAAACAAAAACAAAATACCTTTAAAATTACAAAACATACCAAGTCAGTTACACAATGTCTTTTATATGGGAAACAATTCCTCAGATATTGTGAGAAATGGTATAAAATTTGTAGATACAAAACCTGAAACTTACTATTTTAGAAAAGGTATACATGAACAGTTATGGTATAACGTATCAAATACCTTCCCACAAGTAGAAATACCCGCAAATGAATTGTTACATATTTTTGTGCGGGAAAGTGCGGGTCAGTGGATAGGTATTCCTTATTTATCCGCAATTCTATTAAGTCTGTATGAATTAGATGAATTAAATGATGCAACAATAGCAAAACAGAAAGCGGCACAGGCTATTGCATGGATTGTAGAAAATACAAACCCACTTAATATGACACCAACAGGCTCACCAATTGTAACAAAAGATAAAGAAAAACAGGATAAGATTGTTTTTAAATCTACAGGTGGTAACACACAGTATTTGAATAAAGGGGAAAGGATTAACTTTTATCAATCAACAGATATTGGGGCTAACTTACCTGTACTTATAAAAGCTGAACTACATAGAATAGCCGCTACAGTAGGTATTCCTTACCACAATCTAACAGGTGATACTTCAGGATTAGATTTCTCTTCTATTCGTGCTATAGGTATAGAGTTAAGAACAAGAATAGAGTACATACATCACATGTACACTATACCTTTAGGTTTAACACCTTTAACAAGTTACTTTAAAAATTTAGGTAAGTTGTACTCTAAAAAAGTAGGTAATGCTGTTCCTGTATATCAATTACCTAGATGGTATGGTGTAGATGCTTTAAAAGATGCTCAAGCTGATTTACTAGAAGTGCAGTCGGGTTTCTCAACTTTAGAATCAAAATTAGATGAAAGGCATACAACCTTTGAGCAGATTATGGCAGACAGGGATAAAATTAAAGAGAGTGGTTTAGACCATCTTCTCTCAACTGAAACAAATACTATGACAAATCAAATGGGCAATACACAAGCTAACCCTAAATCAACTACAGCATAAACAAAGTGTTGACGTATACTTATTGTTAATAGTATAATCAAGTAACTTTAAAAAGGGTTTCTATATGAAATACGGTAGACTTTTAACTAGATTATATAACCAACCGCTCGCAATAGCTCAAAGTAAGTTAGATATTCTAACATCTGAAGTTACTTTAAAGTTACTTGCGGGTGAAACATTACCAACTTTAGATAGCAAAAGTAAAGAAAATACTTTCATAGGTAGCCCAGCTATCATTAATGTATTCGATACTTTAGTTTCTAAAAATGGTGTTGGTGACAGTGGCAGCACAAGTTATGAATCTGTAACAAGACAAATAAACCAAGCAATTTCAACAGGACAACAAAAAATACTATTTTATATTGATAGTTCTGGTGGTGAAGTTAGCGGTTTATTTGCTCTTGCTGCCTTCATAGCTTCTTTACCTATCAAACATGGTATAGAAACTGTAGCAGTAACTGATGGTATGGCTGCTTCGGCTGCCTATGTTTTAGCATCTTCGGCACAGAAATTGTATGCAACATCATCTTCTATACTAGGTTCTATTGGTGTTATAATGACTTTGGTTAATGTAACTGAAGCGGATAAACAAGCGGGAATTAAGTATACAGTTTTAAGAAGTAAAGCGGATAAAGCCTTACTAAACCCGCATGAAGATTTTACACCTAAAGCTATAGAAGATGCTGTAAAAATGTTATCTGAACTGGACAACATAATGAATGAAGCTATCATGTCTTCACGAAAAATGTTAAGTAAATCTGTTATAGATAGTTTAGCTGGTTCTACTGTTCTAGCTGAAGAAGCTTTATCACTGGGATTAATAGATGGTATTGTTACTTCCTTAGATGATGTTATCAATACTGAAATAAAAATCAACACAATAACCAACAAAAAGGACAACAATATGACCTTAGAAGAAGCCTTAGCAAAGAACATTGAATTAAGTTCTGAGCTACAAGCAGTTAAAGCAAACCAAACTTTGGAAATTTCTAAAGCTAAGTTATCTGAACAAACAAGAATTGTAAGTATTTTAGAAGCCGCAAGCACTTTTAATTTATCTACAGATTTTGCGGTTAAACGTATTAAAGCTAATTCTTCCGTAGAAGATGCTGTAGAAATGTTTGAAGGTATTAAAGAAGCTTTGCAAATGTCAAATAGTTTAGATACTTCAATTGCGGCTCAAAGCACTTTAAATGAAGAAATGTTAGCAAAAAATGTACCAGAAGACTTTTTATCTTCTCTTATTGGTGCTGTAGATAAAATTCAATCACAAGACTTATATAAAGGGGTTAAATAATGGCTGATTATAATGGTGGTTTTGTAAATTACCCTGATAGAGTAACCAAGAAAACCTTTTTTCGTGCAGATGACAGACAAACTAAAACAGTAACCATTAAATCAGGTCAAGTTTTAAAAGCTCTAAGTTTTGTAGAGACTGATTCTGCGGGTAAAGCTATTGCTCATAGTGGGGTTGTAGGTGGAAAAAAGATTGCGGGTGTGACAGTATTTGATGTTGATGCTTCTGCGGGTGATGTAGAAGCAAGTATTTATACTGAAGCTAGTTTCTGGGCTAGTGCTTTAGTTTGGTCAGTTGATGCTTTAACACAAACAATTGATAAGTTTGATGGTACAACTGTTGCTGTTACTGCTTATGATACAGGTTGTACTACAGATTTACTTAAACAAAAATTCGTTGAAGGTACTGAATTTGAACCTTTAGGATTCTTAACTGCTGGGGAGCAATTATAATGGCACTTACTTTTCTTGACCCTTACCAAGCCAGTAAGGTTTTATCAGGTGTAATTCCTGCAAACAAAGTTAAAAGACCTAATTGGTTACAATCTTTTTTCTCTAATGTAAGTTCAACTGAAAAAGATACTGTAAACTTTGATGTAGAATTCACTGCAAAAAATACTATGGGTATGTTTGTTTTACCTGAAGTAGATGTTACACCAATTACTTTAAATGAGTTTGGTACAAAAGAATTACGTTTTTCTTATGCTAAAGAAGGTTTGAATTCTCCTGATTATGAAGAAATCAATGTACGTCAATTAGGGCAGGCTTTTGGTGTTCAAGATGTTATGGCTAATGAAGCTATGAATCTTCGCTCAAAACTAGCTTTGGCTGAACAAAGATTTGAAAACCTGTTTGAATTGACTGCAACAAATATTTTAATTTACGGGGGTTATGAAGCTTCTTCAGAAAAACATCCTAAAATTAGATATTCTTTTGGTCGTAAAGTTATTACTTCTACATCAGATTTTAATTCTGATTTAGTTCCTTCAGTTAACTTAACTACTACAGCAGTCAAAGCTGCTTGGGACGCTTCACAAGTAATTATGCCTGTTTTATCAGGTACTTACAGTGATGGTAGACGTGCATGGTCTAAAGCAAACATTACAGCTAAGACAGCTACACCTGTTTTAGATTTGGTTAAAATGTATGAAACTGCTAAATATCGTGCGGGTACTGAAGCTTGTTTAATGTCAGCAGATGCTTATGAAGCTTTTAATTTTGATTTGATTACAAATTACAAAGACGCTTCTGTAACTACTTTAGATGTTATGTTACGCACACAACAAGATATTTTACCAAGAATTAAAGATGTACAAGGTTTGACTTATAAAAGGTCATACCCACTTGGTAATGGGGAATTAATTGATATTCATGTATATGATGGTTTCTATCATACAAGAACATCAGGTGCAGCAACTAAGTATGTTCCAGATGGTTTTGTTGTTTTAATCCCACCTTCAGAAAACGGTATTAAGGTTTACGGAAGAATTAAACACCCTAGAGCTAATTACTCTGCTATGCCTAGATGGATTAACTATTGGGAAGATGTTAAAACTGGTAAACGTGAATGGGAAATTCATACAAACTTCCTTATGGGACATACAGATATTGATTCTGTTGTCTGTTGGAAAGTTTTGTAAGTAGGATAAGTTAATGGCGGTCAGCATAGATTTTTCTGAATTATATAAGGTACATCAACAACTTATAGATTATAAAGACATTTCTATAGCTGAACCGTTAATTACAAAATCTTTTGTTAAGTTTAATGATGTTTTAGGTGATAGGGTTAGTAAGTTATATGCTCACCCTAAAAAATTAAATGATATATCAACTAATTTACATGGACTTCCTAAATTAGTTAATAAAGGTATGTTAGAGTATTCGGTAACTTATCCACATAGGTTAACAAGTTTGACTGAATATCCTTTACTTAAAGAAAAAGTAGCAACACCTACAGCAAAATTCCCAAAAAGAATGCCTAACAGTTACGTTATTTGGACTCCTTCTAGGTTTGCTGAACAGGTTAGTGTTATTATTAGAAGGGGTAAACCTTTAGTAACATCTAGGACAAACAAAAACTTAAAGGGTTTTCATAATAAAAGCCGTAATGTTATAATGGCTAGAAAACAAAAAGCTACTTGGAAAGTATACCCTTCTTATCTTGTTGAAGGTGAGAGAGCACCATATAGTGAAATATACGCACCTAGTTTAGCTCAGTTAGGAAGTATTACTTTTGATAAAGACCCTACAGTGATTTTATCTGTTGATTTTTTATACGAAGATATACAAAACATTCTGCTTGACAATGCTACAATTTTGCTTACAAAAGGTTAGTATGTTAGAATCAGAAGATGAAATAGCAATTATTTTAGATACTTTAGGTGAGAATCTTGAATTTGACTTTGGTTTAGTGAAAGGTATTCCAGAGCAAGTAGTCTATTCAGTACAAGGTTTAAATTCTATCTACGATATTGAAAAACAAGATACATCATTTTATATAAATTACCTTGACTTTTATCAACATAAGATAGAGGTTAAAGATAGATTTATGTATCTTATTCGTGATGCTGAATATACGTTTGAGGTAACATCTTACTCAGTAATGTTAGATGGTTGGGTTGTTTTAAAAGTAAATTTGTTGGGACTTAATTAATGTATAATGAACAATTACTTATTGATGTTATTAAAAGTAAAACAAGTTACATTGTTGAATTGGCTGAAGACAGTACAATTGAATTGGTTAACGTAAATTCTGTAACAACACCAAGAGTTTATGTAGGACATTTAGGTATAAAACCTGAAAATCCAAACAATTACCATGTTAATGGTTATAACGAATTTGAAAATCCTAGTATATTGCTTACATCTATTCAATTTATTTGTGATAGAAATCAACTAGCGGAAGTGCGGACTAATATAGCGGAAGCTTATAGAAATTTTACACCTTTTGCGGGTGACAGTGATTATTCTAGTTTAATTTTTATGGAAGCTCAGGCTATAGCTAAAACAGGTAATAAAATGTGGTGGCAAGAAATTGTAGGTTTAATTTTCCCAAGAATATCATAAAAGAGAGAAATATATGTCAATTTATATAGAAAATCCTGATGGAACAGTTCAAGTGTTAGTTGAAGATTATTCTTCAGGTGATTTTGCTAACTTAACAGGTGATGGTGTGACAACCTTACCAAGTTTAGGTAATGATAGTTTAGCTTTAAAGTCAGAAGTAACGGGTTTGAAAACTTCTTTAGATGCTTTAATTGCGGATTTAGATTCAGTAATGGTTTTAAACCAACCAACCATATAAGAGGTATATAATGTCACAAGTTGCAAAGTTTGACCAGAAAGCTATTGTTTTGTATGGTTGCCCACAAGTAACTGAAGGTATTTCAGTAAAACAAAACTTTTTCAATACATTTAGCGGACTTGATGCTGATAATCGTGAAGTTGAGTTAGCTTACAGAATTAATACTTTTGGTGCTGAAGTTAGTTGTTATAAAGGTATTATTACATATACCCCTGGAGTTAAACCACAAGAAATATTTACAAAAATACCATTCAAGGATGGTGAGAATCCTTTTAAAACTTTATCTGTTGGTTCTTATATTTATGATATTCAAGGTTCTATAAGTTTAGCTAACAGTGAACTTAAAGGAGATATTTTAGGTAGAATTCAAAGTATTGCTGCTACAGTTCCTAACACTGTTGGTGGTATTACCACACCTGTATACGTCAGAACCCTAACTTTAGAAGAATTACCTGTAGTAAAACCATTTATCACAGGTGTACAAATGAAACAATCAGGTGGGATTGATTCAACTGAATACCATAAATTTCGTGTAGGTTTAGGTCCTAAAAACGCTATTGCCGCACTTAACTTTAACTTCTCTATTGACACAACTTCAGATAGTTTTCAATATATTGGTGATGAGTTAGATAGAGATGAAGTTACCGTAATTACAGATAGAACATGTAAGTTTGATTTTGAAACTTTTGTACCTGTTTTGGGTACTTATGATAATAAAGTTGATTTGGGGATTACAGTTGGTAGTGCTACTTTTACAAGTTATCCTGATTCTAATGGTGACCCACTGTACACTGATGAGATTGTTGTAACTTTAGCGAATACTGTAGTTAATAATATAATTACTGCATCAGCTATTTTAGTTTATACAGCCATACCTATCGGAAGTTATTTAAACTATTATGATGCTTCAGGTAATTTAATTGAAATAGGTAAAATTACTGGTAAAGTTGCTGATGGTACTGTTCGTAAACTAACTATAGCATCTCCAACACAAGTATATGCTGATTCTGCCGCAGCAAATAATGCCTTAGCAAATAAAACCCTAGTCCTAACACTAACCGAAAGTGTAGCAAACATACCTTTATCTTCTTGGTTTCAAGCTACTGGAATGAGTTTAACTGTAGTTCCTTCAGCTAAACAATACTACATTACAAATAAACGTATTTCAAATACCTTTATGACTGTAGAAATTCATCGTGCATCACCTGATATGCGTTTGAAAGATAAAGTTTATACTTTAACCGATGTTAGAGGAAGTATTGACCTTGATTTAGTTATTGGTTCTAAACCTAAATTCAAATTCGCTTTTGAAGGTAACGTAAACCAAGCTAAAATTGCGGCAGAACATTTAAAAGTTTTCCCTGATTTTGAAAAACAAAAACAAACTACTTCAAACACTCTTAAATCTTCAAGTATTTCTTATATTTCTTTAAGAGAGTATGATGGTTTGCAAGAGAATATCCCTGCACCTGCTACAGAATCTAATATTGAGTTTAATAAAATTACAGCACCTAACTTTACAGGTTTTGAGTACAGTAGATACCAAACAAGTGGTTTAGATTCTTGGTCTAAAGGTGGTACACCTTCTGACCTTACTGTAAGTATTTTAGAAGACATCAGTTCTAGTGCAGTTGTATTTGACCCGCACGATAACTTAGAGATGTATCACACACTAGAATTGAAGTATAAGAAAAATGATGTTCAATCAGGTATAGGTTCAACAGTTAGGATTGTGTTTGATAAACTACAATTAACAAAAGTAACTGCGGGTACTATTGCCAAATTTGTATCCCAAGATGTTGGCTTTAGAAATGTTGGTAAAACAACAATATATTTCAGCTAATAATTTTTTAACTAAGCGAGGACGACATGACAAAACTATTTATTAAAGCACAAAAACCTTCAGTAGAGAAAGTAATTACGGCTAAAGGTGTTAAAGATAATGTAACTGTAGGTATCAAAGTTTATTCTAATTCAGAGATTGACACGATTAGAAAGAACTTTCAGTCTATGTTAGAAAACATTAAGGTTAGCAGATTACTCCGAGAAGTTGAATTAGTCAAAGAAGACAATGACTTATCAATCTCAGAAACTGAAAGTAAACTAGAAGAATTATATTCTCTTATTGATGTATACCAAGAAGAACAAAAAGATAAATTACATGCTTTTTATCGAGAGCATGTTTTGTATCTTAAAAATGCTTCCCTAGCTTATGAAGATGATTTAGGTAAACGTGTTGATGTTCTTGTAACTGATACAAAAGAAGCAAAGGATAATGAATCCTTGTGGGAAAAACCAGAAAAGTGTCTACCCGTCCTCCTAGACATATTTTTTGATTCACCGTACTACAGGGATTCATTTATTACTGTAATTACCGAAACTATCCTTAACTATTCTGATAAGGAAGCAGAAAGAAAAAACTAATTGAAGCAGGTAAGGCATTAGGTAGAGCATCTTTAGAAAAACCTAATGCCGAAACTGTACTTAAAAATAAACAAGATGAAGATTCTTTTTTGCAAGCCTTCCCTGATTTTAAAGATGAAGAATCTGAAGAAGAGGAAGAGGAAGATATAGAAGAGGAAGAGATTTTTTATATCTTCGATACGGTAAAAGACTTATTCGATATTTACAATATTTGTTTAAGTTATGTAGTAAATGAGTTTAATTCTTTAGATTCTACTGTTTTAATAGCCTTAATTAAGGATAAAGGTCTTAATATAACAGATAGTTTGTCAAAAATCCCTTACATTCACAGTGGTTTTCTGAACATAATCAACTCAAAGGCAAAAAGCAATGGCAAATGATAAAAATTTGAATTTAAGGTTAAAGGTTGTCTTTGATACTGATGGTACTGCTGTACTACGAACCTTAAAGGAAATTCAAAAAGGGGAAGAAGCCAAGAGTAAGGAAAATGATAGGCAGGTTCGGATTGCTCAGGGGTATAACGATGAGCAAATAAAACAGTTAGATAAAGCAGATAAACTTAAAGGTTTAATGCAAAAAACAAATGATATATCGAAAAAAGCACTAGACGAACTAAATAAACAGGTTAAGGAACAAAATGATTTATATGTTAAAGGTGTAATAAGTCAAACAGAGTTAAATAGAAAAAGTCAGGAAATACTTGATACTGATAAACAGAGGTTAGATAACCATAACAATATACTTAACAGTTACAAAAAAGAACTTGGAATTATAAATGGTATTGTTGAAGCACTTGGCAAGAAAAATAAAATAGAGAATGAACCACCACCAAAAATAACTTCTAGTGGTTATTCAGGGTATAATTTGCCTAATGGTAAATCAAGGGCAACTAAGCCTATGGGTTATGACTATGTTTCAGGTGGGGCTGCTTGGGATAGGGAAAAAATAGAGAAAGAAGGTAAAGATTTAATATCCGCAATAACCAAAGTAGGAAAACAACAAGAAGAAGAATATAAACAACTTATAAAAGCCCAAGAAGAAGTATTTAGAAATGCACATAAAGTAGAGTTTGATAGAAGGTTAAGCCTATTTAGAGAACAATCTAAAGAAGAAATCCGCCTACAACAACTTACTTTAAAAATAAAAGAAGGTATAGCTTTAGAAGGTGAGAATAGTATCACAGCTTTTAAAGCTAAGCAAGCGGAAAAACACTTACAAATAGAAAGAGAACTTCAGCAAAAGTTAGTTTCTTTAAATGATAGGGTTGGTGCGGGTGAAATATCTTTAGCTGATGCGGCTAGATTACGCACACAAGCAATTGAAGCCCAAACAAGAGCAATCTTATCTAATAATTCCGCTACACGGCAAGGAATATCCTCTAGAACAACTCAAGATACCTCTTCTACCAACACTTCCGCATCAATGACAGGTAGAATGTCACAAGGTTATGTCCCACCTAACTTAACCGCAACCTTATCCCAATACAGTAGAGCTTACAGGGATAGTTTATCTATAATTAACTCAAATAATGTTGCTTTAGAAAGAAATCATCAACTACATCACAACATTGTTCTTCGTGTTGTTGAGTTAATTGGTCTGTATCGTGCATGGAATCTTGTACTTAACTCCATAGCAAAAATCCCGCAAGTAGGTATAGAATTAGAATCTACCATAGCAAGTTTAACCGCTACTGCGGGTGGTTCTGGTGGTATGGGAAGTGTTATGGAGGGTTTAAGAAAAGAAGCTGACAGAACAGGCATATCCTTACTCACTTTAAGGGAAACTTTTAGAGGTTTTCAAGCATCAACAAGTTTAGCTGGAGAAACTATTGATTCTACTTGGAAAATGTTTACGGACTTGAACACTGTTATTACAGGTTTACATCTTCCAGCAGACAAAGCTAGTGGAATCTTCCTAGCTATGGCACAGATTTTTAATAAAACAAAAGTACAATCTGAGGAGTTAGTTAAGCAGTTAGGTAACTTACTGCCGGGTGCTTTTGCTAGTTTTGCTGCGGCTAACAGTATAGCTTTTGGTGGACAGTTTAAAAACTCTTTAGATTTGATTAACCAAATGAAAAAGGGTATGGTTTTTGCTCATGATACTGTTGAAAACTTTACTGAGTTTTTAGCTAATCGGTTTGCCCCTGCCTTTGCTTTAGCTAGTCATAGTTTAAATGCTGAAATAGGTAGAATGAATACAAGTTTTGTTCTTTTAAGTGAAGGAATATATAACTCTACTTCAGGAATTATTTTAGGTTTTGTAAGGGGAGTTACTTCAGCCGTTAATGCCATTAGAGGTGCTATTGATGGTACAAATAATTTAGGTAACATTTTTAAAGGTGTTCTAGCTGTAGGTATTGGTTTAACTGTAACAGCATTAATAAACTACACGACTCAATCTGTTATAGCTGCTGCTTTAAGTATACAAAAAACAAGTGCTTTAGTTGCTGAAGCGGCTGCAACGGCTGCACTTACAGGAACTACCGAAGCTTTAACTTTTGCACAAGCAGGAGCTATAGTTACTAGCAAAGGTTTAGCATCTGCACTAGCTTTTTTCACTAGCAAAGCCTTTATTGTAGGTGCTTTTGTAACGGCTGGGATAAGTCTTTACAATGTTTTTACCTCATGGCGGAAACCTATAGACGATGCAAATGATTTTTTAGAGAAAACAAAAGAAAATTTAGACAAAGTTTTTGAAAAACCAGCAACTTTAGAGATGAAGATTGATGCTGACCCTATGGTTAAGGAAGCAACTAAGATTAAGGAGGGTTTACTAAAAGATATTGCAGAGACAGAAACGAAACTTAAAGATAAATGGTACAACAAGAGTCTTATAGGGCTGTTTGATATAGCAAAGTTGGAAGAAGAAAAGAAAAAAGTTGTTGAGATTGACGATAAAATAGTTGTTGTACGTGAAAATGCTAAGATAACTTTACAAATAGAAAATCAACAAGCTTTATTAGATATTTCTGAAGTAAGTAACAAAATGGAAGTGTTAGCTTTAGAAGCACAGGGACTTAGTGCAGAGGCATCTAAGTTAAGATTTGAAACTACTTATGCTGGTGACATAGCTAAAGCAAATAAAATAATCGAAGAAGGTAATGCACCTGTTTATAAATTGTCACGAACACCTAGTATACTTGATTCTATAAATGCTACACAAGGTAATTTACCAAAACCAACTACAGCTATAGAGGCTGATAAGGAGAGGCTTAAATATTTGCAAAAGACTAACGGACTTAATGCAGATGAAACAGCTGAAGGACTGTTCCTTACAAACAAAATAGAACAGCACGAACAAGCAACTAAAACATTAGCTAACTATGATATAGCAAGTAACAAAGCATCTTTAGATAAACAAGCAAAGGATGTGGCTGATTACACACAACTTAAATTAAATATTGGTAAAGCTGCTTTTGGGGAAGCTAAAACTGCTGAAGAGGCTGCACAGAAAGCTAGAATATCTGCTGAGTTAACTGCACAAAAACAGTTAGAAGAACTTCAAGGTTACAGAGCTGAGCTTAATTATGCATCTAAAAATGGTCCGTTAAATGAAGAACAGAAAAAGAAATTAACTGAGATAACTGAGCTAGAGAAAAATGTCCGTACTGGTGTAGAGAAAGCTGTATCAGAGGCTAGAGAGGATTTTAATAAGAAAAATACTGAAACAGCTAAAGAAGGTTTTGAATCCGATACCAAAATGGCTAAAGCATTTTACAAAGATTACATACGAGATGCTGACAATGCTAGTAAAGTAATTTTAGGGCAAATAGAAAAAACTTCTTGGGCTTATGAAGACCAAAAAATAACATTACAAGAATTTTATCAACAAAAGAGAGAACTTCTTGAAAAAGATTTTAAACAACAAACTGAAGCATCTGAGAAAGCTTTAGAATTAGCTAAACAAGTTAATGACCCGAATAAAATTTTAGAATATACGGATAGAGTTGCGGGTTTAGCGGATGCAAAGGAAAGAAATAATACGCAACTTGACAGAGAGCTTTACTTAGCGGAACAGAAAAAACTTGTTGATGATATTAATTTAAAATACCAAAAAGATTTACTTAATATAAGTACAAAAAGAAGCCTAGCTGAAGGTAAGTATTTAACAGGTTTAACCAATGAAATAGCTTACGTTAAAGAAATCAATGATTTACGTGTAAAAGAAATTCAAGCAATTTATAAAGCTATTGATGCAAAAAAAGAATTACTAGCTTTACCCGATACAGAAGATAAAAAAACCCTACAAGAAGATGTAGATAAATTAAACGATGAGGCTGCTAAAAAAGCTATCCCAATCGGAACAACCCCACAATCTGTTTTAGCTTTAAAAGGTAGTGACCCATTCAGTAAGTTTATGGGTATGAGTCCAAATACAAAGATTGGTGAATTGAATTCTAACAAAAAGGTTGCGGAAACAGCTATTGAGGGAAAGTACGGAAAACCCGCTACAGGCAGTGAAGCATACGCTAAACAACTTGCAGAAAAAGAAGCGTTAGATAAAACCTATGCTGAAGCTTCTAAAGCAATATATTTAGAAAGTTATGGTTCTATAGCTGGTTATGGTGCTGATAGTTTCTTATCTTTAACTTCTTCTATGCAAGCTTATTATGGTGCTGATAGTGAAGCTGCTCAAGCTGCCTTTATAGCTTACAAAGCTTTTAAAATATCTGAAATTATTATAACAACAAGCTTACTTGCTATGAAGTTAGCTGCTTCACAAGCTGATATGCCTTTTGTAGGTCCTGCACTTGCTGCGGCTATGATTCCTTTAGCTTATGCTATGGGTGCTATTCAGATTGCTACTGTAATTGCTCAACCTATGCCTGCTGCTGCTCATGGTGGTTTAACTAATGTACCTGAAGAACAAACTTACTTACTTAACAAAGGTGAGAGGGTTTTATCACCTAAACAAAATACTGACTTTACCAACTATCTAAAAGGTAAGCGTGAACAATCATCTAGTGGACAAAACCAAAATAATGTATATAATATTGCTGTAACTGTTAAAAGTAATAAAGATGATAAGCCATCTGATACAGGTAATAAAGTAGCTGAGGCAGCTATGAGAGCTATAGCTAACCAAGAAATAAATAAAGCATCTAGGTTAGGTAACAAATTAAATAAAATATCTTCCTTTTAAATATAATTTATGTCTACTACAGCCACTTTTCTTCCCCACTCCGAAAAAATACTTTTGTCAAGTTCTAAAACAAGAGGGTTTAGAATGGTTGAAATGGGTTTTGACGGTTATCAGCAAGCAGCACCTAAAGGATTGAACCCTGCTTTTGATACTTGGGCAGTTGAGTGGGGTGGTTTAACTTTAACTGAGAAAGATGAAATTGAACTTGCTTTAACTTCTTCAGGTTCATGGGGAATATTGTTATGGAGACCTCCTAAAGAAACTTTAACTAGAAAGTTTAGAATGTCTTCTGATGGTTACACAGTTTCTATGGTTGGTAGGGGAAGCTTCTCTATCAGTTGCACACTTAAACAAGTTTTTGACATATTAACAATCAATGGATAACACAGATTTTGTAAAAGAAACGGAATCCTCAACTGTATCTAATGTTATTGAGTTGTTTATATTAGATTTAAGTTTAATTAATGGTTTTGATGCTTTAATTAACGGTTTTGATGGGGCTAACCCTACTTATTGGACTCCGTCAGGTGTTGTTATGAATGGTAACATACCCTCTGCACTAAAATTCAATGGTAATACTTATATTCCCTACCCTGTAAGAATCTCAGGTATTTCTCAGTCATCTGAAGGGGCTTACCCGCGACCTCAATTAGATATTGCTAATGTTGATAAAATAATGGGTGGTTTATCTTTTATCTATGATGATATTGTAGGTGCTTCAATAACTTACATGAAGACCTTTTATAATTTTATAGAGGCTGGGTTATCTTCCCCACCACTGAAATACTACATTGCTAGAAAATTAAGTCATGATATTAATATTTTGTCGTTTGAGTTAAGGACAGCTTTGGATAAAGAAAGAGCTTACTTACCTTCGAGACAGATGTTAAAGAAAGATTTTCCTGGGTTAGGTATAAATAAGAGTGTAAAATGATAACTTTAAATCAGGTACAGAAAGCTAAGATACATAAATATAGTTTGTTATGCTATCCTAATGAAATGTGTGGTTTACTTACTGAAGATGACTTTATAAGCATACCTAACTTAAGTGAAGAACCTAGAAGTAACTTTAAGTTAGATACAAAAGCTATGTTACCTTACTTAGGTGGTGTTAAAGCTATTGTACATAGTCATTGTAAGAATCCTAAGTTACCTAGTGTACTTGATGAAAGAACTCCATCTATAGCTGATATGGAAGGTCAAAAAACATCTGCTGTACCTTGGTTAATTGTTTCTTGTGATGGTTCAGTTGTTTCTAGCCCTCTTCAAATACCTAGAGAACCTAATAACAACTATATTGGTAGGGAATTTGTATGGTATGTTAGTGATTGCTACACTTTGGTGCAAGATTACTATAAATTCGAACTAAATATCTTACTTCCAGACCATAAAGCTAGAGAAGATTACAGACTTTTACGGAATTCACATAATTTATTTGATGCTTTTATTGAGGAATATGGTTTTGTTACTAAACATAACTGGGCAGAGGCTGTTAATGGTGATTTAGTATTACTTAATCATAAGGGTAGTGTAAGAAATCATTTAGGTATTTATCATAACGGTAAAATAATCCATCAAGACATGCTAAGTGTTGAGATACCTTTTGAACAAGTTTTACCTTATATTTGTGAGTTTTTGACTTATGTTGCTTAAAGTTTTCAAAGATATAAATAATTTTGATGAATTTAATTTTGATTCTTGTTACATACAGGAGATGTTAAGCTTAATTAAATTAGCTCATGGTAGTGTTTACACTGATAATATTGTTTTAAAAAAACATGCTTTTGTTTTGTACCAAGAAGGTAAAGAACCTGTAATTTTAACTGAAGATGTTATTTTTTCAAAACTTCCTGAAGAATATCAATTACTTATCTTACCTGAGATTGGTGGTGATATACCTGTACCTTTTATTCTTATTGC